TACTTCGTGGACGTGGCAAAGGGTTTGTGGGAGGGGATCGATTCGTTCAGTGCGACCAGAAAGGACGGTGTGGGACTGAGGGAGCATCTGGCGGAGCATGGGATCGAAAAATTGGGGGCGGCTGATGGCTTGGTGGGATATAAAGCATCGGGAAGGATCAGAACATCTGAGGGTGGTTTTATGGAGCACATACGTAAGATCGAAAAGCATTTTTGGGAGGTGCGATTCCCCGTGTACGATCAATGGAAGCGGGATTGGTGGGAGGAGTATCTGCGGAAGGGGTGGTCGAAGACGCTGACGGGCTTCCTCTTGCAGGGAGTTTACCGGCGGAACCAAGTCATCAATCAACCGGTGCAGGGTGTGGCGTTTCATTGTCTGCTGTGGAGCTTGATCCGCATGGTGGATTGGTTGCGAGAGTCTGGGTTGAAATCAAGGGTGACGGGACAGATTCACGATTCGCTGGTATTGGACGTGGTGAAGTGTGAGTTGGAAGATGTGGTCGCCGGTGCGAAGCGTATAATGGTGGAGGAGTTGCGGAGGGCGTGGCCGTGGATCATTGTCCCGTTGGAGATTGACGTGGAGGGATCGGAGGTGAACTGGTGGGAAAAGAAGGAGTTGGAATTAAAGTGAGTAAACAATACCGTCTCTATAATAAAGATTGCTTCGAGGTATTTGGGAAGATACCTGATAAGCGGATAGATTTGGTATTAACAGATTTACCGTATGGAACAATTGAATGTGTATGGGATTCAGTTATTCCATTGGGACTAATGTGGGAACAAATTAGGCGTGTTATCAGGGATAATGGGGTTATTGCATTGTTTGGTGTTGAGCCTTTTAGTAGTAGGCTTAGGTTATCGGCAATCAATATGTTTAAGTATGATTGGGTTTGGGTGAAAAATAGAAGTACAGGGGCTATGTCAAAAGATGAAAAACCTCTGACATGTGTTGAATACATCCATGTTTTTTATACAGGAAAACCGGTATATAATCCGCAGATGATTGAAAGGGGCAAAGGGGAATTAAAGCGGCTTTCCAAAAACTCACATTGTGTGAATTCTGAGGACAATGGAATTGGATTTTCACGTATCTATGTACAGAAAAGAGAATCATTAAGATTTAGATATCCGAGGAGGGTTATAGATATCAAAACTGTTTTCAATAGGGGTGGTGAGAAAGTAGCACACCCTACTCAAAAACCGGTGGCTTTGATGGAATATCTGATAAGAACACACACTAATAGAGGAGGGATTGTTCTAGATTTTGCTATGGGAAGTGGAACAACTGGAGTAGCCTGTGGGAATCTGGGGCGTCTTTTTGTGGGTTGTGATATTGATGTGGAACACGGATATTTTGAGATAGCAAAGAGGCGAATTCAAGAGGCGTATAAGAAGGTTCAATTGGGTTTTGGATTATAGGGTTAGCATGAAAACGTATCAAGAGTTTCTGGAGACGAAGCGGCTGCGGAGGATGGAGAAGGGATTTAAGCCCCTGTGGATTCCCGATTTTCTTTTTGATTTTCAGAAGCAACTTTGTGAGTGGACAATCCGGACGGGGCGAGCGGCTATCTTTGCAGACTGCGGATTGGGTAAGACACCGATGCAGCTTGTGTGGGCGGAGAACGTGGTGAGGAAAACGAATAAACGTGTTCTGATTCTGACACCGCTGGCCGTTGCACGGCAGACTGTGAGGGAGGGTGAGAAGTTCGGGATTGAATGTTTGATTTCTAAGCAAGGGAAGCCAGCGGGAAAGATCACGATTACAAATTATGAGCGGCTGCATCACTTCAAGCCAGAGGATTATGATGGGGTGGTGGCGGATGAATCGTCAATACTCAAAAACTTTGACGGGAAGCGACGAAGGCAGATCACTGATTTTGTGAGGGAGATTCCCTACCGATTGCTCTGTACGGCCACGCCGGCACCGAACGATTTCATGGAATTGGGGACGTCGAGTGAGGCCCTTGGGGTGATGAAGCGTGGTCAGATGCTGGGGATGTTCTTTGTGAACGATGGGGCGGAGACTCAGAAGTGGTCATTGAAAGGGCATGCTAAGATGCGATTCTGGCAATGGATGGGGACGTGGGCGAGGGCGGTTCGGATGCCTTCTGATTTGGGATTCGATGACGGGGTGTTTGTGCTGCCTAAGTTGGTAATGAAACAGTATGAAGTCTCTAGTGTGGTTCCGAATGGGAGGTTGTTCTGCCAGGTTGCGGAGACACTGAATGAACAACGGGCGGAGCGGAAGCGGACGTTGCAGGCACGGTGTGAGAAGGTGGCTGAGTTGGTCCCAAAGGACCGGCCGTTTATCGCATGGTGCCACTTGAATGCTGAGGGGGATTTGTTGGAGAAGCTGATACCGGGAGCGGTACAGGTGGCGGGCAGTAACAAGGACGAAGTAAAAGAGGAGAGGTTGTGGGCGTTTACGAAAGGGGAGATTCGGGTGTTGGTAACCAAACCGAAGATAGCTTCATTCGGATTGAATTGGCAGCATTGTTCCGATGTATCTTTCTTCCCGTCCCACTCGCACGAGCAGTTCTATCAGGCGATTCGTCGTTGCTACCGTTTCCAACAAGAGCGGGACGTAGTGTGCAACATCGTTACCAGTGAAGCTGAACGAAATGTGCTGTCGAACATGATTCGGAAGGAAAGGCAAGCGGCGGATATGTATGCGGGTATCGTCAGGGAGATGGGGAAGGTTCTGAAGGGATCGAATGGGGATTATCAACTGCGAGAAATGGAGATGCCAGCATGGCTGGGGAACACATAGCCAGGGTGTTTGTGCGGAAGACACAATACACACCTGATGATGATTTGGTGTTTTTTGGTCCGCCTGGATTATTGATGCCTGAGGTAGATGAAGTTCATGTGTCGTGCGTGTTTTCGTGGGACAGAAAAAAAGCAGAGCGATTGGCAAATGTATGGAAAGGGGTAGCCCCTGTAAAGATTGGGGGGCCAGCATATCCGGGTACAGGTGGGGATGAGTTTATCCCGAATCGGTATGTTGGGCATGGGCATGTTTTTACGAGTAGAGGATGTAATCGTAAATGCCCTTTTTGTTTGGTCCATAAACAAGAAGGAGGGATTCGTGAATTGGCTGTAATTCATTCAGGGAACAAGATAATGGACAATAATCTGTTGGCTTGTTCTAGAAGGCATGTGGAAGCTGTTTTTACGATGTTGGAGGGGCAACGAGATGTGATGTTAAAAGGAGGGTTGGATATTCGATTGTTTGCAAAGTGGCATGCTGAGAGGATAGCTGGATTGCATCTGAGAAATTTGGCGGTTGCTTATGACACAAAAGGTGTTGAGGGTGATTTGGATAGAATTCTGCGGTTGTTGCATGGTGTGGGGATACCGCATGGGAAGATCCATTGCTTTGTATTAGGAGGTTTTTTCGATTGGGATACTCCAGAAAAGGCAGAGCAACGGTGTAGGTTGGTATTGAAATTAGGAGCAACACCATCGGCGATGTGTTATCGAGGGATGGAAGAAACTGAAATCAGAAAACCGGTTGGATGGCGGAAGTGGGCGATACGTTGGCAGTGGCAGAAAGGAATCTATGCGATGGCTAAGAGAGAAGGACTTGAAACGTACCAAGGGAGACAAAAATGCAAGTGAGGGACCAGAAAATTTCAGACAAGTTCGCCTTATACCACGGTGATTGTTGTGAAGTTCTCCCTGGGTTGGCAGATGAATCGGTGGGTTATTCGGTGTTCTCTCCGCCGTTTGTTGATTTGTATTGTTATTCAGATGATGATTTGGATATGAGTAATACGGGAAGTTACGAGGAGTTCTTTGAGCATCTTGGTTTTTTGATAGACCAGTTGCTACGAATCACGATGCCGGGAAGGTTGGTGTCTGTACATTGTATGGATTTGCCCTTACATAAAAGGGATGGAAATGAAATTGGTTTGCGAGAATTTCCAGATGACATTGTGAGGGCTTTTAAGCAACAGGGGTTCATTTACCATTCGCATCATGTGATTTGGAAAGACCCTCTTTTGGCTGCGGTTAGGACGAAGGCAATAGGTCTTGCACATAAACAAGTGGTGAAAGATAGTAGTATGACGCGTGCTGGAATCCCTGATGAGATTGTGACGTTTCGTAAGCCTGGAGAGAATCCAAAACCTATATCACACAAAGGGGCGTTACCGAATTATCATGGGGCAAGATCAATCCCGAAAGAACTGGACCGGTTTATCGGATGGAAAGAACCTAGAACGAACAAACGCTCCCATTGGATTTGGCAGCAGTATGCTTCCCCGGTCTGGTTCGACATTCGTCAAACGAAGGTGCTACCGTTTAGAGAAGCAAGAGACGGCGACGATGTGAAGCATATCTGCCCTCTCCAGTTGGACGTGATTGAACGTTGTATGGCTCTGTGGTCGGCGAAGGGTGACACGGTACTGGCCCCATTTATGGGAGTGGGTAGTGAGGTATGCGTGGCACTGCGGAACAAGCGGCGGGCGGTTGGTGTGGAATTGAAAGAGAGCTACTATCGGCAGGCGTTGCTGAACGTAAAACACGCGATGAAAAAACGTGCCAGTTTGGGAGTATAGAATCCCGATTTGGGGTAGGGTATACTAGAGTAGAGACATTGACCCTTTTACAAGGAGAAGAAAGATGATGAACAAAGAACGGCGTGAGTTTCGGAAGGCAGCGAGGACAGCGTTGCGTCAAGCGGTACGCAAGGATACCATCGGCAGACTGCAACGTGGCATAATCCTGCTGAAGATGCGTGATGATGACGTAGTCGATGAGATGGCTGATATGTGCCTCGCCCAAGCGGTGGAGTGCGGGTTGGTGTCCGAGTCCCAAGTGGGAGGTAATATCGATTGGGTGGGCCTTGGTGAGAACATCGACTGGGAGAAGCTGGTGGAGTTCATCCTCATGATCATCCCGATGTTCCTTTGATGGTTTTTGGCCCTGTGACGGCAATCGCGTAATCCGTCGTGGCACAATATGCGGGATCGTGAGCCGCGTATAGCAGGTTCGATGCCTGCCAGGGCTTTTTGTAAACAGAGCAGAAACACAGAAAGGAGAAACCGATGATTCGTACAGTGTGTTTGCTGACGGCCCTGCTGCTGTCGACGATGGTGTTTGGGCAAGGGGTGACGATCAACGGGCCCGAAGCCTTGGATGTGAAAGAGGCCGATCTATTTTTTGTCGAAGGCCTCACGATCGAAGAGTTCAAGCAGTGTGCCGTCCACGTCCGGCCGGAGATAAACAAGCCGCAGGTGCTGGTGTTGCAGACGGTCAACAATCTGCCAGTGCTTTACGTCAAGGGACGGTCGGCTGGGACGTTCGACTTGATCTTGGATGTGAACATTCCCAACAAGTATGAACTGGTGTTCCATGCGTTGGTAATCGGAGGTGGTGGCGACGATCCCCCAAACCCTCCCGATCCGCCACTCCCACCGAATCAGAAGTGGAGGGTGGCGATAGTGTTCGAGAGGACGAAGCTGGACAACTTGATGAAGGGACAGCAACAGTTGATAGGCAGCCTGACGTTTCGAGACAAGTTGAAAGCGGCGGGACATCTGTTGGTGCCGGGCGGAGTGGTGGACCAGCATACCAAAGACGCCGATGGCAAAACTCCAAAGGATTTGGCTCCTTATTTGGACGCCGTTGAGGGAGACCCCCTGCCACGGATCTGCCTGGAGCCGATCGGTGGTGGAGACGTGTTGGACTTCCCGCTGCCGTCGTCTGAGGCGGCAGTTTTCGAGTTACTTGAGAAAGGAAAGAACTGATGAGTGAAAACTGTCTACCGGGCCGTCTGACAGAGTTGATAAGCGACGTTGGTGCGGGTGCTTTCGTCAAAAGGATGTCCGATGATGCAAAGGGCATCTTGGTGGATTTTGATGTGGAGCAAAATCAATGGCTCGTTGTCATGGCGAAGCGTCGTTTCAGGGAAGATGGCGGCGAAAAAGTCTTGGTGCCAAGTAAGCCAAATGACTACGTGGTCAAGTGCATCAAGGATAGTGATGAGTGGTTGGTGTTGACGGACGGTGGTGATTTTGTATTGATTGATTAGGAGAAACCCGAATGCTGATTACAGACAAAAACTGGCAACAGGTGACGAAGGAGCAGGGTGTACTACCACGGTTCCTGCAATACGGATCATCTGAAGCGATGTCCCAGAAGATCATGCCTGTGGGTGAGCAGCCCGACAAGCTGGTTCCCAAGGATGAATGGAAGGAACGCATCAATGAAGCCAACAGGCTGCGGATGTTCCCGATCCATTATTTCGAGACGTTCGGCGTGGAGAAGAAAAACCAAGCCCGCACGAACTTTTGCTGGTCCTATGGGTTGACGTCTTGCGTGGAGTCCGTCAGGCTCTACGAGAATCAGCTGTACAGGCGACTGGCTCCGGCAACCTTGGGTTGGTTGGTTGGCTGGCGGAACCAAGGCTACTGGTGCTCCGAAGCGATCAAGGGGGCTTTTAATAAAGGGATTGCATCGTCGGAGTTTGCAGCAGATGGTGTCTATTCCAGCAGGGGTTTCAAGGATGGATGGATGGAGGATCGCAAGCGGCACAAGCCGCTAGAGTGGTTCGATACGATCGGGGTGGACAACCGACGGCGGGATGAAGAGGAGCAGGTGGCTCAGTGCGTGAGCCTGCTGCTGACGCCTTCACCTTTGTACATCGCATACAACTGGTGGAGTCATGCCTTGATGATGGCCGGTTTGGAATGGGATGAAACCGCTAAATACAACCTGCGGTGGGTGGCCTGGAATTCGCACAACGATGGCCGGATCGAGTTGACTGGCTCGCGTGGTGTGCCCGATGAGGCGTATGCTCCGCGTTTGACGACGCACAGCCCGTAACATTTTTATAACAGGAGACGTGTAATGAGTGAGAGACTTTTTCAGTATGCTGTGTTGTTGAATCCGACTCCGGAGGAGAGGAAGGCTGGAAAGAAAACTGTGGTGGTGTTACCGCCTAGTGAGTTTTTTCTGGCGGTTTCCGAAAGTGAAGTGGCTATGAAAGCTGCTAAGGAGATACCGGCGAGCATGATGGACAGAGCGGACCGCCTGGAGGTGGCGGTGCGACCCTTTTGAGTGTTGGGATATCAGTTCGTTGAGTTCTAGCAGTCCGAGTCAATCGAGCAGCTCAAGTCGTTCGGCTGCTAGTTATATGAGCATGGCGGATGCGTTGAACAACGTAATGAGGTGAGAAAACTATGACTGGAAGACGAAGACAAGGCAGACCGTTGCAGAAAGTTGGTGCAGCGGCGGAGAATGCCAACGCCTTGATAACTGAGATTCGACGATTCGGTGTCGACGTTTCGATTCCGTCCACGAATCCGCTGACGATTCGCGTGGAGGTAGGGGACAGAGAAATAACGGATGAAGACAAGCATTCAGCAGTGGCTCTTTTGATGTCTCTTTTTGGGAGGTCGTAATCGTGAACAGTACTAAACCGTGGTACAAGAGCAAAACGTTTTGGGTTGGTACCGTGATTTTGGTGGCGGGGCTGCTCAGCTTCGCTCAAGACGACGAATGGATTAAACAGTTCCCGCAGGTCGTCAAGGTGTTGGGTACAATCGGAGGGGTCTTGATGGTCGTCCTGCGGTTCGTGACCAAGCAGCCGATCAGTTGGAAGAAATGATGGAACTGTCTGTACTTAAGGATGCGAAGGTTCCGAATGGTTGCCTTCCTTGTCCTGACTGTGGTGAAATGTGTATGGAGGCTGAGGGAGTGGAGGATTGGAACGGACGTGGTTGGGTAATCCGTGTGATGTCTATGTGCAATATCAAGTTGTGGCCTGGCAAACACGGGGATGATTACTTGCGAACAGAATTTGCTAGACCTTTTGATGCACGCAAGGAATGGAATTCGTTTGTAGTGGAAGGTTATCGGAATTGAGTTTGGTGGTGAGGGTGGGAGCTTGGTGGAAGAAGTGCCGACGTTAGGTCCGGTATAATAAGGATAGAGGAGACAAAATGACCGAATCGAATGAAGGATTGTACCAGCGATACCGCCCGTCTACGTTCAAGGAAGTGCTTGGACAACCTGAGGTGGTGAACACCCTGCGAAAGCATCTGCAAGTGGGAACTACTCCTCACGCGATTCTGTTCACCGGACCGAGCGGCTGCGGAAAAACAACGCTGGCCAGAATCCTTCGGCGTGCCTTGGAGTGTGATGACGTCGATTTTGTGGAGGTCAACGCAGCAGATTACCGTGGGATCGATATGGTGAGGGACATACGGCAACGGGTTAGCATGTCTCCTATGGCTGGAGCCACGAGAGTATGGTTGATCGATGAAGTGGCTCAGCTAACTTCAGCGGCCCAAGATTCGTTCCTGAAGCTCCTGGAAGACCCTCCAAGGCACGTCTATTTTCTGCTGGCGACCACCGATCCGCAGAAGCTCAAAAATACGATCATCACCCGCTGCGAAGAGATTAAGGTCAAGGCTCTGTCGGTGAAGGCTCTTGAGCGATTGGTGGTGCAGACCTATGAGGCGGAATGTGGAATTGGGATGTCGGAAGAGATTAGGGACAAGATCGTCGATATCGCAGACGGTTCGGCTCGCAAGGCTTTGGTGTTGCTGAGTCAGGTGATGGGCGAAGAAGATGAAGAGAAGCAACTACGGATGCTTGGACAGGCGGACAGCAAGCGGCAGGCCATAGAGTTGTGCAGGTTCTTGTTGGCTGGCAGCAGTTGGGCGAAGGTCGCGAAGGTACTCAAGGAGATCGGGGATGATCCGGAGCAGATCAGGTACATGATGTTGGGATATATGCGGTCGGTGTTGTTGGGGGGTGGGGTGAAGGCGGAGCGGGCGGCGGAGGTGATTGACAGGTTCCAAGACAACTTTTACGACAGCAAGGCGGCCGGGTTGGTTTTGGCTTGCTGGGACGTTTTGCACTAAGGAGAAAGAGAAATGGACCCGGAATCAGTGAAAGCGATAGTGGAGGCCTTGTCAGGTTTGGGGGAGGATGCAAAGGGGGCTTTTGTTTGGTATGTAGTCTGTGAAATGCTGCCGAAACTATTTACCCCTATCGTTATTTGCTTCGTTTTCCTTATGGGGTTTCGTTGTATTTCTAAGTGTATTAAGTGGTGTTTAGGTCTGGGTGAAATCGAAAAGATCGTTGGGGGAAATGCATGGACTAAGAAGGAGTGGAGGGATGTTTTAGTGTGTCTTGAAGAGCACTACGATGAATATAGGGAGAAGAACAAGTGAAACAAGCACGGGTATCACATTCGGTAACTCGGACTCTCAATCTGGGCAACTATGAATCGGTGAAGGTACAGGCTGGTTTGGAGGTTCAATGTGATCGGAAGATAGAAGAGGAGACGAAGGCATGGCAGATATGAAAACGGAAGCCCCCCGTTTGGTGATCGATGAGTTCGACCTGGATCAAGAGTGGGTTGGGCAGCCGGCTCTCTTTTTCCGGTGGGCTAGAAAGAAAGCGGATGCCGATCGATGTGTCGATGAGGCAAAGGGGGAACTGGACGTTGTGAAGGCTGATTTGGATGCTCAGATTCGCAAGAGCCCGGAAATCTATGGGATAGCGAAGATTACGGAGAAGGTGGTTGAGAATACGTTGTTGGGTATCCCTGTCTATCAGGAAACGGTTCAGGAAGTGATCAAAGCCAAACACGATGCTGCAATCATAGCGGCTGCTGTGGAGGCTTTGCAACACCGTAAGCGTGCCTTGGAGTGTTTGGTTACCCTTCACGGGCAGAATTATTTCTCTAGGCCGCAGGCGTCCGGAGAAGCGAAGGAAGGGATGAAAGAAGTTGAGAGGACAGCGATCCGGCAGAAGGGACGACCCAAGCAATGAGCTGGTGGGGGATGTCTCAGTTTGTCTTTATTTTTGGATTGTTTCTGATGGCAATTCCATGGACGGTATATTTGAGTGTGAAGCTGGCCGCGTTCGGTTGGCATCGTGGAAAAGACATATACCTCGAATCTAGGAGATTGAAAGAATGGCGACGAAACGAAAGCAGAGAGAGAAGCGAGAGCGAGTGAGTGCCCGGCGGAGGGCGGAGAGCCACGTTGCGGGGTTTCAGGGCACGTCTGTCAAGCTACCAGAGGGGGTGTCTTTCTTTGGTGTGAAGAAGGCTGGAGCCAAGCGGTTTGACATCATCCCGTATCGTGTGCCTGATGGTGCAGGGAATCCCGAGTGTGAAGATGGTCAGTTGCACTTCGAGCGGACGTATTGGGTCCATCGTGGTATCGGACTTGAAGGTAAGGATAGTTACGTGTGTTTGGCGAAGACGGCGGGGAAACGTTGCCCGATTTGTGAGAAGCGGGCAAGGTTGGCGGCTGATCCAGACACGGAAGAAGCCCTACTCAAGGCTTTGTTGCCTAAGGAGCGTCAGTTGTGGAACATCTATGATCCGGACGAGCCTGATGAGGGTGTTCAGGTTTGGGATGTGAGTTTTCATCTGTTTGGTAAGCAGCTTGACGCGGTGGTTAAGCACTCGGATGAGAATGACGAAGAAGAAAACCACTACGAATACTTCAGTGATCCTGAGGATGGATCGACGCTGAAGACTACTTTCTCTGAAGAGACGTTTGCTGGCCATAAGTATTATGAAGCTGGCCAGATCGAATTCAGGCGACGCAAGGAACCGCTGCCCGACGAAGTGGTTGAAGCGGCGAACATCCTGGACGATCTGCTCATCATTTTGCCTTACGAGAAGCTCAAGGCCATCTTCCTTCAGATCGACGATCCAGATGACGAAGACGATGAAGACGATGAACCGGCTCCACCTCCGAAGAAATCTGCAAAGAAGAAATCGCCAGCCAAGCCGGAAGAGAAGGTAGCAGCGACGGCGGAGCAGTTCGGAATCGAGAAAGGCAATGAGGTTACCCAAGACGGTGAGGTTTTCACTGTTGTCAAGATTAGCCCGGATGGAACGTCGCTCACGTTGATGGACGAAAGTGATGAGGTGCATCGGGGCGTGGCTCCTGATGAAGTGACGCTGATCCCTTTTGAGCCTGAGTCTGAGGATGGGCCAGAACCGAAGAAGTCCCCCGAAAAGAAAACTCTACCCAAGGAAAAGGAAAAAGAAGCGGAGCCGGAGCAAGGTGATGGAGACGATAACCCGTTCGGCGATGACGATGATGACGATGATTCTTTTTGGGAGGATTGACGGTAGCGGTTCCGAACGTCGGGCACGATACGGCCCGCCCCAAGCGGACACGGGGAAACAGTGGGGTCTTTAGATGCGAAGCCCAAGCAGTCTGTGTGATGAGCATCCGGCCGGCTGAAGAGGCCGGCATGGTCCCGTAGCGGAACGTATACGTAAAACCACACGGGTTAGAGCCCCGGCCCTGGCGAGGGTGTGAAGCGATGAGGTTTGATGCCAATAGGTCGCAAGGAAACGCAATTGCAGGTTCGACTCCTGCCGGG